GGTATGAAACGAAGTGGCGGTATAGTATTACCCGCCACTTCGTATCCGACTTCGTTGCAGGGAGGCTGAGTAAACTGGTTAGGGGGTAAAACAGGTTTGTGCAGGAATGCCCCCCCACACACACCTTGTGGCCGGAGCGGTAGCGGAGGCCTACGCCCCTGCAACGTCCGCGCATCCAGTTGGCCTTGAGCAATGGTAAGATTAAGACGTTTTTTTCGTCGTTTCCGACGACCGTTGCGGGCGGTTCGTCGGATGCGGCGGTACTTTCCTAACCGAAGGAGGAAGGTTCGTTCGCGTAGGGGTTCAATGTTTTGTAAACTTACTAAGGTGGCTACGATTACTGTTGAGAATAATATAAATTCTGTGTGGGATGGCTCTTTTGTGCCTGATGATTTTAAGGAGTTTACGTCTTTGTCGAAAAATTTTGAATTTGTTCGCTTCCTTAAAGTTCGTATTACAGTTGTTCCCTTACAAAATGTTGCTAATAATTCTACGTCGTCTGTCCCTGCTTTTGCCATGACACCGTGGCATTATGCTATGGATTTGCCTAAAAATTTTCAAAACTATTTGTCAATGGATAAGTCAAAGATGTCTCGTCAAACGCATGTAATGAGTCAGACCTATGTACCAAATATTGGACTATTAACGTCTGTTTTGGATCATTCTGGGAAAGTTGCGGAGGATGTTGATGCAATTCAATGGCGACCTTATGTGCGAACGGTTAATCAAAATGGGAATTCATTGCCACGTGTACGCTGCGGAGTAGTAGCGTTTCAGGGACAATCAGATATGGCTGGAAGAACAACTACATTTAATATAAAGACTGATGTATTTGTTCGGTTTACAGGGCAATCAATAATGAATATTTAAGTAATGTGAATTTTACATGTAATGCGTCTTTCGAACGCTGCATTATTATAATCAATAAAATGATATAATTTATCGGTGTCTACGTTGCTTGTAAACCAAATGCGTTTTGATGTGAACTCCTCAAATCCTCCTTTGATTTGTACTTTATATGGGTAGCGGTCAGTTATTTTGAGGAGTTCGTCGTACTTTATCCATCCGTAGAAATCGTCTATGATGACATTTTCTTGTTGATGATAACCGTCCCACCAGAGTCCACGTGGTTTGTAGTATATACTATTGCTGTTGATTTGGGATGCTTCTTCCAGAGCTCGTCGTGATTTTCCCGTGCCTGGTGGTCCCCAGTAGTAGTAGACCCATGTTTTTTCTTTGCGGGGTTCAATAGGATGTATTAGTTTGAGATATTCGTTGATTCCTCTGTGGTATTTGATGTAGCATATAGGGAATTCCTTAGCTATTTTTTGTTGGGTATTTGTTCCGCTGTTTATGGCACTTACTAAGGTTTCCAAGTCAGTGCGTTTTCCTTGGGTGCATGGTGTTCCTTCTTCTATCCATTTGTTTCCTTTTTTGCAGTATTCTTGATTTTGTAGATCAGTACCTTTTGCTTTTTCTATGTGGATGTTTGTGTGTAGATGAGTTTTGATGCTTTTGAATCGCATAGGTGTTTTTAGATTGCAGAACCCCTGCAGGTGTGGTGTATTTGTTGTAGGTGCAATTTCCTCACCAACTATTCCATATTTGCACTTTTCTTTGATGAACTTAACAACTTTTTCTATGTCGTCCGCGTTATAGTTATTCCACGTAAAAACAAATCTGCGCAGGGTTGCGTTCGCCAT